CTTCGAAGTACCCCCAACACCCACCCCCGTCGGGAGGACCCGGAGGGGCAGGGGCTGGTAGGCAAGAATTGCCTGGGCAAACTTTGCCGGTTCGGGTTGCAGGAAAATTTTGCCCAGTGGGTTCACGTCGCGATTGTAGGCGGGCCGGGTCGGCGATGCATCTGCACTTTCTGTGCAAATGGGGAGTGGGTCACCTGGCACGGTTCCAGTGTAGGAAAAGTCGCTGGGCTTGTTCGTCTGCGATGCGTCGGATGTCCTGGTTCGCGATGCGCGTGGCGATGTCGAGCATGGGCAGGCGGACCTTGTAGTTCTGGTCGTCGGTGAACACGAGGACGGGCCTCAGGTTGGTCTTGACCAGGACGGGTTGCGGGTTGGGGTTGTTGGGGCGGCGCTTGCCGGGGCGCTGCTGCCACTTGAACTCGTACAGGATGCGAGGGTCGCCGGACGTTTGGCCCTTGGCCATGCCCATGAAGAAGTTGGTCATTCGCCCTCGCCCCTGGCGCTCCTGGCGTCTGAGCATGCGCGCCTGGAATCGGGCGTCGTATCCCCTCAGGCCTTGCAGGACACGACCGTTGCGCATGGTCACGCCCATGCGATTCCCAGCGAACAGATCGCGGTGGGTGATGCCCGTGGTGCCTCGGATCCTGCTGTTGGTCCTCTCGTCGAACTGGGCCTGCATGGCGGAAAGGATCTTCTGCATGTAGGCGCCGGGGATGTCGTGGCTTGCGTTCAGGGGCGCACCCGCACCTGGCACCCACTGCGTGGTCCCCTGGGGCATCACCTTGTGGAGGCGGGATTCGGACATCTTGCGCCGGCGCTTCCCTCCGCCCACCTCGGCGTACAGGGCGTGGGCAGGGGAAACACGCCCTCCTGCAGATCCCCGGATGCCGATCTCGGCCGGGCGGATGGTGTCGCCCTGGATCTTGGCCTGGCGCACGTATACCGACTTGAGCACGAAGTCGGTGGGGCTCTTGAAGACCTGGCGCATCTCGACCTTGATCCCCGCCTGGACGTTGTAGGCGGCCTGGGTGAGGGTGACGGCCATCAGCTTGAGGGTCTGCTGTCGGGAGAACGACATGCGGCGGGCGAGCTCTTCCACGTGCATCTGGATGTCGACGTTCATGGTCGGAATCTACACCCCGGCCCTGGCCATGGACAATCCTTCCGCGAGGCGATGGTCCACGGCGGCCAGCACGCGCTCCTCGTCCCACTGCCAGATCCGCGTCCCTGCGTGGACCGCGACGCCTGGCCCTCCGTCGGTGTGGTGCTCCGGGCAAAGGGGGATGGTCCGCCACCAGGCCGCGCGGCGCCCCTTGGGGGTTCCTTTCCGGAGGTGGTGGATCTCGGTGGGCTTGCCGCAGCACCAGCACCCCATTGCCACCAGGGCGGCGGCGCGGTCCTCCGCCTCGGGGCAACAGTCCATCCGGGAGAGATCGATCTTGGGCTTGGGCGGGATGCGGTTGTGCTTGCCCTTCGGCTTTGCCGCCTTCGGCGCGAGCTTCGCCGTGCGCTTGAGGGGCGTGCGGCGCATCACAGGAACGTCGCCTCCCAGCCCGGAAAGCCCTTGGCCCACTCGATGGCCTGTTTCCCAGGGACCAGCTTGCCATTCTCGTCCCGGTCGGCGGGGAACGTGGCCTTGGTGATGCCCAGGGGGCTGGAGTGGTGGATGATGCGGCTCCCCTCCTTCCTGCGGAGCTTGTAGATGTACAGGAGATGGCCCTCGATGCTGGTTTCTGCGCGGACGCTCAGGGTCTTGGAGAGCGGCTTGGTTCCGTGGCGTGGGTGGCCGCTCATTCGGTGGCCCGGATGATCACGATGGCAGCCACGACGGCGCCCAGGACGGCGCCGGCCAGGGCGGAAAGCAGGTGGGAGGCAATCAGCCCCCAATCCGGGTCCATCATCCCCGCACCTCCCGCACCTTCCCCATCAGCTCCTCGTGGAGATTCCAGAAATTCCTCTTGGCAGTTTCCCAGTCCCAGGCGTTTTCCGGCCGGACAGACCTCGCCAGGATCATGGATTGCCGCTCGATTACCTCGCCGAACATTCCGTGCATTTCCGCGTGGAGCATTGCATCGTCTGCGGCTTCGATCAGCTTCCAGGCTTCCTCTTCCTCGTCCCCAAGGGCAGGGATTCCAAGTCCATGGGTGCACACGTCGTGCACCATCATTTCCCACGACTCGAAGGATAGGTCGTGGGTGAACGCGCATTGCTTCATCGCGGATCCTTGGATCAGGATGAAATGCTTCAGGGGGCGTCGGATGTCCCCCATGGCGGACTCTCCGTTGTCGTGGTGCAGACCGTACAAAGCCCACAGTGGGTCCCCAGAGATCTCCAGGACCAGGCGGGCGACAAGAACCGAATGTTGGGCGACGGAGTAGAAGACGGGAGTGGCCCCGCCAAATCTGCAGATCATGGCCAGGTGGTGGGCGATGTCCGCGATCCGGACATCCTCGGGTCTCGGGTTGAAGGGGTCGAAGCCCTGGCCGGTGAAGGTGTGGCAGCGGGTGGAGCTCATGGTTGGGTCGTTTCGTTGGTGGTGATTTCGAAATCGGTGTAGTCGTCGGGATCTTCGTCAAGGGAGAATCGAAGCGGCTTCCCCATTGTGTGATTCAGGAAGGCCTGGAGCTTTTCCATGGTCTCAGGCTCTCCAGAATACAGGCAGGTCATCTTCCCGCCGTGGCCCTGGCCGATCCAGAGGGTTTGCTTTGTATCGTCGCAGACTAGGGAAAAGGTCTGGCTCATCGGACGGCGCCCCGGGAATTGAAGGCCGCGAAGGCCTCCAGGATCCTCCGGTTCAGGGCGTTGGTTTCGCCCTGGGTGGAGGGCGCCACCGCGAAGAATACGCCCTTGGCGCGCGGCCAGTGTACCGCCAGGCACTGGTCCCGGGGGGAGTCGATGATCTCGCCCCGGATGTCCAGCTGGTGGGTGTCCACCTGAACAGGGATCACGAATTGGGCCACGGCAGGGCCGCGGAGACGGGTGGTGTAGAAGCGGATGTCCATCAGGCACTTCCTTTCTGGTAATGGGTGGGAAGGCGATTCCTGCGAGCAGCATCCTTGAGCGCTTCCACCATCCCGAGCAAACTTCTGAGTTCTCCAGCGGGCATGCTTGGTTCCGATTTGGTGGTGGATGGTGGTCAGTTGTCGCGCTCGTCCTCACCCAAGAAGGGCGCGGACGCGTCTTCGGAGAGGTGGCGGCGGCGGGCGTAGAGGTCGCCCTCCCTGCGGATCCGGTGGGCCTCGAGCCCGGCGCCCAGGGTGAGGCCGGCGAGGATCACCAACCCGAGGTAGTGGCTCAGTCCCATGGGGTGAATCCCCCGAGAAGGAACCAGCGGAACCCGGCCCGCTTCCCCTGGAGATGGGTGATCAGTCGAGCCATGCGGATCCGGTCGCGCAGGCGTTCGGAACACATCCGGAGGTAGGTGCGCTTGCGCATCAGTTCGTCCCCCGGTGGGCCTTGTTCATGCCGCGGGCGCCGTCGAGGTAGACGGAATCGCTCAGGACCTGGACGGAGTCGGGGCGGAGCAACACCTGGCGCCAGCCGACGTATAACCTGGTGGGCAGGGTGTCGACCTGAACCCAGACGGAGTCGAACCGGGTCGCGGTGCTGGTGGAGAGGATCCGCAGGTGGGTGGTGTCGATGCGCTCGCCCAGGGCCCAACATTCCCCGCTGTGGAGGTCGGGCGTCTGGATGGTGTCGGCGCCGACGCGCACCTTGACGGCGCCCCAGAACCTGGGATCCTCCCAGTCGTTCGGGACGTACTTGTCCTCGCCGGCGAGGCAGATCTTCCAGGCGTGGGTCTGGGTTGTGGGCAGGGCCGCGATCGAGTCGGCCCGAAGGATCGAGTCGGCGCGCACCAGGGAATCGACGGTGGGGCGGCGCTCCTCGGGCACCTCGGTCATGTCGCAGGCCTGGAGGGCGAGGGCGGCGAAAAGGATGGCGATGGTTCTCATGGAGGGTCTTTCGGTGTGAAGTTGAGTGTGAAGTGGGGTGTAAAGCGAAAGGGGGGCGGAGCTTCGTCACCTATTTGTGTTTCCGCCCCCATCCTTGGGGGCGCTCCCCGTGGACATCGGACGCCCCGCCCGGCTGGCGGCAACCCCTCCAGATCGGGAGAGGGCTTGCCCGGCTGGAGGTCGCCGGGCGTGGCGGGACATCAGGCGGCGACCTCGTCCGTCACCGGCCCGTACTTGGCCTTGGCGGTCTTCGGAAACGCGATGCGGAACTGAGCTTCGTCGAACATTTCCAGGGCCATGAGGGCGCGAAGGCAGGCGGCCACGTCGCCGGATCCGGCCTTCAGCTTCGCCCACTGGTCAGGGGTCGCCGCCGCCTTGATCCGGGCCTTCATGTCGGCGTCCGGCCGGAACACGCGCAGGGACCCGTTGATCACCGTGCGGAGTTCGACCGAGAACCCGCGGGCCTTGCGGTGGTGCATCGCCTCGGAGGAAAGGACCGACTCTCCTTCTTCCAGCTCGAGGTCGGCGCCCTTCTTGAGGAATCCGAGGGGCCGCATGCT